CCTGAGGCCCTCCCCTCAGCGAGAACGTCTTCGCTGCTGTGCTTGTTGTGACATATCTGTGAGTCAGGGTCACAAGAGCTATCTTCAGGATATCGATGTTCAACGTCCAGGCCCTTATCGCATTGGTTGACCCGTCAAAGAGAGCAAAGGCGAGAATGCCGTTGAATGAGGCGCTGATATTAGCGACCTGAATATCAAAGGTTATCTCGATTATGTTCCCTGTTTTATCCGGAGTCACTGACTGAGAGAATATCTCATCTCCTTCTGTTATCTGGGGAATGGTATCATCAACAGGCAGCAGAGTGGTCAGTGATGTCGGACTCGTATCAACGACATCTATCCTCTGAACCAATCTCCTGACAACTGTTGATATCTCCCCGGCTGAGAGGATATGCCATATCTTATCACCAGCGCTCCAGGCCTTGTTTGTGGTCCCCTCCTGAGCCCTTACGATGGTGAGGTCATCTCCGGAGACTCCGGTGATCTGGACCAGTTCAGCATTGGGGTCATCGGCTGGTGTGGCAACGGCCTGATCGAATATGAAAGCCATCCTGTCTTCTTGCGGAAATAAAGCCCCGTCACCAGTATCCACAGTCAATGTGGTAGCACTGTCAGTTATACCGGAATCGAGAGTTGAACTCACATGATTTTCCCAGTCGCTCATGAATCAATAACCTCCTCAGTATTGATTAACGCGGTCCATGTTCCGGACGCTATATCCGTAAATTGCGGGGGCTGACGGAACCTTGAATAAACCCATGTTCCATTGTCATCTAACCAGAAAGGCAAGGCCAGCCCCACAGTATTGAAAAGAGCTATTATGGCAGCCTCGTCAGCTGATTCCACCCTAATGCTCCAGACCTGTTGTTTCCTGTTCTCTCCCATCTGGATGGACCTGAAGGAGCCTGAAGAGGAGACGGATGAAATGGAGTTTGTGACCTCCTCAAGCGGACTCACAGGCCTCTGAGCCTCGCGGTCCCATGAATAGGTATCAGTCAGGACAAGCTCTCCGATCTCAGGGACCGCCTCAGGAGCGTTCAGCGTTACCCTCCAGTATCTGTGAGTTGATTCTGTGAACCCGCACGTTACGACCCCGGAATCCTGAGGAGTACATACAGAGGCCGTGGTGTATGTTATGTCATCATCAGAGTGAGCCAATATAATTGAAAAGCTGTCACCTATTGAAACATAATCCAGGTACAAGTCATGGTTTATGTTTCCCGCGCTGGTATGCTGGAGTTTTATCTTCGCCGTAAGATTGGGAGCGACACCGTCATAATAATCAGCTGGGGTCCCGGGGACACTGAAGACGAAAGCGTCATCAACATCTGAGCTCGGGAAGTCATTGGAGGCAACGGTCACATTATCCCATCCAGCTGTATTGTAATTATACATCTGGAGTTTTACGTTGTGAGCCGGGTTTCCCTCATAGCGCCCCACTATGGTAATAGTCTCAAGCACCTGGGGAACACTGACGAACTCAAGCTCAAAGTCAAAGGCCGGAGTGCCCGTTGTCTCATTGTATACGAGATAGGTCTGGTCAGCGTCCTGAAGGTCACTGACCGCTCCCGAGTCAACCGTCCCGACATTAGCAGTTATGGAATCAGGAAAGATGACAACACCATCAAGGAGATGGAGGTCATGGCCTTTGGGAATCAGAATCCTGTCAATGGCTTTCGGGGAGGAGCCCTGGTCAATATCTATCTTGATGGTCTCGATAGCGTCAGGTTTAAACTTCTTCCCCGGGTTCCTGTCATATAACCTGGTCAGCGGATAATCAGTCTCAGCTGTACCCTGTGAAAGTGTCACAAGTGATGTCTCAAGGATGTTTATCTCAGCGTGTTGTATCATAATGTTGATTCTCCTGACAGTCCTCCCCGGACGAGTCCTCCCCCTATAGGCGAGGCCTTTCTGTTCAGGTCAGTTGCAATGCTCTCCTGAAGTCCTTCAACCGTACCTGAGTCATATTCAGTGTACCCCGTGAGCTCAAAGTTCACCCTCACCGTCTTCGTTGTAATCTGGGGAATCTCATCGAGTCTTGTTTTCAAGGCACTGAGACTCTGGTCAGCCTGACTTGTATCGATGCTCAGGGTCTTTGGCTCCTGGAGGTTCTTCTCGATGGGGTCAAAGTTCTCCTCAATGTCATCGAGGTCCTTCAGGATCGCGTCCAGTCTCAGACGGGGCTCAGCAATAACAGCCTGTTCCTCCCTTATCTCCTGTAAAGCGAACTGAAGGTCCCTGATCTCCTGCCTTACATCATTGGTGTTAATGTCTATCTGACCGGAGTTGAGTTCCTTTATCCTGTCCCGGATGTTCTGGACCTCAGACTCCAGGGCAGCAGCATCTTTCTGAGCGGTTGCGAAATTCCTGATTATGTTTGGATCGTCCTCCGGGAATGTATCATTTATGAGAGCCCTGAGGTCATCCAGTTTCTTGTCAACCTCGCTGGTGTTTATGTCCACGTTCACCGGGGTCTCAAGTTTCTTCCTGACCTTATCAACTCCGTCAGTGATGCTCCTCTGGGAATCGAGAATGTTCCGTGCTCCGTCAGTGAAATAATCAACAATTATCCCTACACCCTCACCCCAGCGCTCAGCCCAATATGTAACGGCATTATCAGTTGTGACAACATCAGTCAACAGTGAGAACAGATTAGCAAAAGGCTCAAGGAGGTCCTTCGTCAATCTATTCCTGAATCCTGGAAGAACATTCTTGAGGTTCGTTAAAGAGTCCTCGAACTCCTTCGCAGCTTCAGTGGTCTCCTCGCTGATGACTATACCGAGCTGACGGGCCTGTTCCCTCATCTGGTCAATTCCCTCGATTCCATTGTCAAGCGTCTGCAAAAGTTTAACTCCTTCAGAGTCCCAGAGCTTGAACGCGAGCCTGACCCGGTCAGCTGGTTCCTGGACCTTGTCAATGGCCTTCGCTATCTCAAGGAACTGCTCATCAGCCTTGAGCTTGTTCAGCTGCTTCGCCTCCAGTCCGAGCTCCTTGATAGCGTCCTTTGCCTCTCCCGTCCCTTTGGCAGCCTCCGAGATTCTGCGGACCTGTCTCTGTAAACCTATGTTAAGGGCCTCGATAGCCACCCCGGAGCGCTCAGCAACGAACTGGAGCTCACTGAGGCCCTCTGCGTTAGCGTTTATCCTGCCAGCCAGCTTCCCCAGCGCGTCCGCTGTCTTTGCGAGCTGAGCTGTCATGAGGGCGAGGGCAGCTGTTCCGGCCCCGCTCACAGTGGCAAGCCCAGCGAGGATGACCTCAGGCCTTTTGAGAGTCTCTGTTATCCTCTTAAAAGTCTGACGGAAATTCTCATCCTCAGCTCCGATTATGAAATCCACTTTATTTGCCACTGTTCCTGATTTCCTCCAGGACCCTCTCAACTTCCTCGATGAGAAGTGCCTCAGTCTCTGTGACCTTCATGGTCATAGTCGCTCCCGTCTTTCCGAGTACCGGAGCCAGCCTCACTATACTCTGTCTTTTCCTGACAGCTTCAGCCCCCATGGGTCCGAGCTCCGGGAGCCAGCAAGTGGTGACTCCGGGGACAGCCTCAACATCCGGACCCCCGCATTCACAAGGGGGTTTTATCTCTTCTTCTTCTTCGAGCTCCCTGCACGTTTGGCAGTTGACTTTCGTGAAGAACTGCCTGGCTCTGACCCATTCCCTGACCTTTTTTTTTCCTCCAGTAATCTGAAGTTCATGAGGATGGAATACTCAGTCGCCTGGGTCTCGACCCAGTAAGAGAACCCGGTGAGCTTATCAACCAGCCGGGTGATGTTCTCTTTGTTGCAGACAAGCTCTTTCTCCTTATCCCCGCTCCCGGACCTGAAGCCCTTCCAATCGAGGATACATTCCTCACAAATGAGCCTCCGGAGTTTCCTCTGGTCCGTCTTGCCGTCACGACCGACACACCTGTCCCTCAGCTGGAGGAGCTCGTCCTGTTTCAGGTACTTCAGACGGACGCTGACTTTGTTGAGCGGGTCATATATGACCCAGACTTTCAGGTCATCATCCGTTATCAGGGAGTTGACATTCAGGCCCCCTCCGGACCGGGGCCCCGTCATGCCAGCACGTCCGTTGACTGCGTGTTCTGCACGTCTATATAGAATGGCTCTGTTGAGCTCATCCCAGTAGGGGCAGCGCTCGCCTCATGAAGGACAAAGGAGAGCTCCTCCCCGATGATACCCTCAGCAGTGGGGGTCTTGATGTCCGAGAACTTAGCATATGGGATGGATATGACGAACGTATAATCAACCCCGCTCTCTATCTCCGGCCCTGTGAAAGTTATGTCTATCTTTTTCGGGGTATCGTTCTTGAGGTCAACCAGGTTTGTATTGCTCGCGTTCTTCGCCAGCCTCATATTGAGGATGAACTCCGGTTTCCCGTTGTTGCATGGCTCGGACTTCAGGTTCTTGTCATCCGTGCGGTCATAGACCCCTTCCTTGTTAGCGTTCCATATCAGCTCTATGGAAACCGGAGCTATGACATCACCTGAATCGAGGGCTCCGTCAGACTGGTCATTGATCCTGACAACGGACTGACTGAACAGGACCCTCAGTTTCTCCTGAGTTGTGGTCACATTAGCCATAGTGATAGTGGTGTTGACCGTTGAATCATTGACCTCGTTGTCCGCTATGAGCGGGAAAGTTATGGTCATGGGCTGACCAGTCTCCCCGCTTATCTGGAGACCGTTGAACTTGACTGACGGGTTCTCCTTTACATACGAGCCGATGAGCTTCGCAAGCGTGGCGAACAGTCCAGCCGTGTCAGCGACAGGTGTGAATGTCTGTGAGTATCCGGGACCGTCATTGATAATGGATGGAGCACCCCCTGTCTGACCACAGGCCAGCCCGAGAAGGAGGTTGATTATCCCGTCATACCTGAGGTACATTGGAAGGTCACCCCCGGCAACGACCTCGCCCGGGTCACTGTCAGTAGGAGCCCATTCCCCCCTCGAATCATCCATCAGCCTCTCCTGGTCCTTGACAACTGTGTCATCCAGTATCTGCACACCATCCCCGGCCCCGCATTCAACAGCGGTCCCCCATGTTGCACCCTTTTTAACTCCGACCTTTAGGTCAACTCCTGTTGGACAAGTCATTTTCTCTTTCCTCCTATATCCTCGATCTCGGGATTATTATTATTTTGAACTGGGCCAGCGCCTCCGGCTGGGTGTCATCACTCTCTCTGACCTGAAACTCTCCCCATACCTGTTGAACACTGGCTGAGGCCGTGCCATCTATCCTTGATTCCGCTATCCCCGGATTCGCCTGGGTTATGGTTGCCTCAGAATCGAACAGGTCAGGGGTCCCGTCCCTTTCTGTTGTCATTGAGAAATAGACCTTCTTTCCGGTGAGGTCCCTTGTGGTGACTATCTGGAACAGGGTATTATCTCCCTGTACTATCTCTATGACCCCGCCGTCAACAACGACCCTCTTCTCAGTGAACACTCCCTCAAGGACCTCAGCTGAGACAGAGGAGCCGTTGAGATAACCAACATCGAGAGGAGATGAGATATCAACCTCCTCATCCGAGCGGATGAACATCTGACCGGAGCCGATTACAGTGTCCGTTGCCGGAGCCGGAGAACCTCCATCCTGCATGTATGCCGTGATCTCATACTCTCCATCTGACCAGGACACCCTGGACTCATCAACGGAGTAATTCCCCTTGATGACTGAATCCTCAGAGAGGCTGAGATATGGGTCAGCCGGACCATCAGCAAAGGAGCCATCAGAATCATCAAGGAGATATCCATCGGATATCCTCTTGATAATAGCGTAAACAGTGAGGGCAGTCCCCTCAGCTGTTGATATCGCTATCCTCTTGACGTTAGCCATGGTCAGTCACCCCTGGCCTGTTTAAGGTCAGAGACAAGCTGTGTGATCTCGTCAACAGCTTTCTGATACATGGCAAGCTCAGCCTCACAGCTTTTGAGGCTCAGGCTCTCAACGTCAGTGGGGGCCGGCGCTCCGTCAATGGGGCTGAATCTCTTGGTCTCAACCTTGAAGGTATCATCTCCGTCAACACAGTAAATGGTCACATTGCCCGCAACCTTTGAGGCGAGATAATCGCTGGTGTTCATAAGTCCTCCTATGATGTCGCTATGAGTCCGAGATTCTCAAGGTAACTCAATAGCGTGTTGAATTTTGTTGTTATGTCTGCGAGTGTTCCATCAGCGTCAATTATGTGAGCCTGGTTATATAGCTTGATGACGTTCCCGGCCTCGGTCCTGAAGTGGGGGGCCTTGTTTCCCGGAGTGATATCATCCCCATAAAAATGGAAACCATCCGTCACACTGCCCGCTGGTGCTGATGTGGTCTTCACGGCTATATGTCCGTTGACCCTGTCAATGGAAAGGAACCTGGTCCCGGACTGTGAAGAAGATATGACAAGAGCGTCATCGGAGGCATCCCAGCCCATGAACCCCCTCGCTGCACTCGATGAATTGAGCATCCTCACTCCGGCATAAGATGGAGAACCACTGATCTCCTGTATATCAATCAAAGCTGACGGAGTACCCTTGACCGTCAACCCCACAATCCCGCCCTGGAATGTCGGAGAATCGAGAGTTGACAGTTTCTGATTAAATGATAACACCTGACCCGTTCCATCTCTGACTGTGAATGTCCCGCTATTGGAATACGCCTGAACAGCACCAGCCGGGGTTGTGGATGGAGCCGTTCCGCTATGCAGTACAAGAGCCCCGACAGCGTTGACTCCGATGGTTGAGCCATTGAGTATGACGTTCCTGAGATTAACGAAGTTCTTTGAGCTGTCAAACTGACCTATCACATCGAGACCGAACCTGAAATTCAGGGAGCTTCCTGAGGACAATGACATATTCGTTCCCGTGTTTGAAGCTGTACCCCCGGAAATGAACAGGCTCCCTGATGCGGTTCCCCTCTTTATCACATTAACTCCCTCGATGGTGAGGGAGCTGAATGTCGGAGAGTCCGTAACGTCCAGGGGCTGCGGAATACCCTTTGATATGCTGGTCAGTAAAGACATATTATCCCTTCTTCATCCCGTTCAGTAGCGTCTGGAATACTGAGGAGCTCTGGTCCTCTCCAGCTTCTATCCTCTGTTTCTTTCCCCTGTGCCATGAAGCAACCCCAAGGATGGAACCAGGGATCAGGAAGAGCTGGAAGATAGCGACAACTATCCCCGGCATCTCCTTGAAGAAGTTGACATCACCGTTCACAATGCACCAGCCCATGATGACAAGGATTCCGATGACAACCAGAATGAACGCGATAGCTGAGACAAAGCCCCAGAACGGCCTCCAGGCCCCGGACCACGGATGGCCCTGAGCTGCTTCAGTCCTCATTGTAGCGTTGACGCTGGAGATATCCTGACTCCCTGCCTTGACCTCTTCGATCTCCTTCTGGAGAACCATCGTCTCAAGCTCATGCCTGTTGTTCTCCTGGAGTTCCAGAATCCTTGCCTTTGTAGCGTCATCAGCGCTGTCAAGGGCTGCTGAGATGTTGTCAGGGTTATCATCGGTTCCGAGAACCGAGCCCAATAACTTCCCCACGGTCCCTCCGGCTGGACCACCAAGGGCCAGCCCCAGAACAGGAGCGAACTTCCCGACCTTGTCTTTTACTGAATCCCAGTTGACTTTCATGTCTTCCTCCTCTGAATCTGGTCCATTGCCATACAATATGAGTAAGCGAGTTTCAGCCTGACCTCATCATCGAGGAGATAGTCCCTGACCTCTTCCTCGTTGTCCATGAAAAAGTTCTCAATCAGAACAGCTGGCATGGCAGTCTTTGTCAGTACATAGAACGGGGCCTCCTTGTCAGGGTCCCCGTCCGAATAATCCTGTCTCATGGTGATCTCCGGGAAGTCAATCGAGAGATTCTCGATGAACACAGAGGCTATCCTGTCAGAATCAGTCTCTCCCGGAGAAGTGAAAACCTCGAACCCTTTCCCTCCCCCGGCATTAGCATGTATGGAGACATAGACACATTGAGCATCAGGATGTGAGTTCATTATGTCGTGAGCCCTCTTGACCCTCTCAGTCAGGGAGATATCCTCCTCCTCGCTGACGAGATTGATACATGTGACCCCGAACCTCACAGCGTATCTGAGTACACGCCGGACAACAGCCCTGTTGAACTCTCCCTCATAGAGGGGGAGATGTTCAAAGGGAGACCTCTTCCCCTCCGTCTGGGGGATTCCGTCAATGACTCCTCCGTGTCCGGGGTCAAGCATGAATATATATCTCCGCATCAATCCTCCTTGTTCTTTGCCAGGGCCTCAGCGCAGCAGTCCCGGCATTCTTCTCTAGTGAAATAAGGCAAGCATTTATCAATATCAGGGAACCTGCAATTCTTCTTTATCCTCATCTCCCTCAATGCCCATACCTGAAACTCATAAATGCCAACCTTGTATATACTCATTTTCCACCCTGTAACTCTTTGACCAGATTCTCCTGGAACTTCTCCATATATTCCTGAGTGACCACATTATCAACTTTATGGAGCACCAGCGTTGTATAACTATAGCTCCCGATTATGAGAAAGAACATTATCCCCAATGTCCAATAGAACACCCTCCATGAAACGAACAAAGAGTATATGTTATCAATATCAGCAGCCTGAGAATCCATCCGTTTTATGCAGTTATCATGCCTCTCTATACATGTTCTCTCTTCCATTAGTCCTCACAGAACCTCATTGTTATTGAAAGCCTCTGAACCGTGCGCGATATCTGTCCACTCCTGTCCAGGATATCGAGAGTCTCAGAGCCCCCTCTCCCTGTAACGGACAGGAATGAGAATGAATTGCTTATCCTCGACCTCACAAACGTACTCTCAACCAGTCCGGCAAGCTCGAATAATCCGACATTGTTCTGCATACTGAAGAGCGATTTCAGCCAGCTCCTCGCATTTATCTCATAGAAGATAAAGAATGTCACATCAAGGGTGCGGTCAGTATTCGAGGCCATGTTCTCAGGAGTGACAGGTCCATCCTTGATCCCCAGAAATGGGAACCTCATGTCATTGGAGACAAAGTTCTCCGAGGGGATAGTCCCCACACCGCCAAATGCTCTGATGTCATTCTGAGCTTTCCTCTCCAGTCCCTGGAGGAGCGTTGACATTATATCGAGGTTCTTATTGAGCATCAGAGATCACCTTTCAGATATTTGCCCAGAGCCAGCTTGATGAACTTGATGTCCTCCGGCTGCTCATGAAGGAACTCCCTTTTCGGAACACCTATCCCGAATTGATGAAAGCCAGCGTATGAGAGGTTAGTCCCCAGTGTAATGGAGCGGGGTGTGAGCCTGAGCACATTCCCGCCTGACTTGAGCTGTGCATTCTTTGGAGGTCCCGGAACACCGGAACCGACAACGAGAGAGTTCACAAGTCTGCCAGTATCAAGAAGAGGTCTCGCGAGTCCCCCGCCCCCGACAGTTGAACCACGTCTCACGAGTGTCGCAAGTCTGAGGCCGGGCCATTTAGGACGGCCCCCGACCCTGAAATTGATCTGAGCGCTGCTGAGTATCTGGAGAGCTGCGACCTTGAGCACTGGCCTGAGGTCATTCGTCCTCTCATATGCTTTCCTCAGCATGGCTGACAGATTGCGAGGTCTGAATCTCTGTGTGATCTTCAACAGGGCCATCAGAACTCCTCCATATTGCCGGGCTCATCGAGGTCTCCTTCATCATCGAATGTATCCCTGATGAACTGATGTCCCCGGTTCTGAGTAGTTGAAGCCGGGATACCTGATGATGAACTGTCTCCGTCAATCCCCGGGAGACTCAGGTCCCCCTCTGATATCTTCTTGAGATTGCTCATGACCTTGTTGACACGGTCAATGATCTCAGACGGGACCAGGCGGGTCCTGTGAAGATAGAAAGCAGCCAGCTCAGCTGACCATCCTTTCACCAGAGCGGGGACAGGAGCTGAGAGAGGGACATCATATTTGACACCCAGATATTTATCGATCTCAGCGTCTGCCCTCTCGATGGCAGCGTCAATCTTGTCCTGGTCCTTGACTCCGACCATCTCATCATCCGTGAGGTTGATGATGGTCTGAGCGTCAAGGACCAGGTTCTCGATATCCGTTCCGGTACAGTAAGCCATCAGGACTGGTCCTCAAGCTCCTTGATCCGCGCTTCTATGGCAGCCTTGCCCGTCACCCTGTCCTCCTTAACAAGGAGCTCCCTGAGATACTCGATGTTCTTGACATCCGCGATATCCCCTTTGAGCTTCTCCACAGACGGACGTTTCTCGTCATCCTCATTGGAGCCCTCGTTCCCGCCGGAGCTGGCTTCTTTTTCCTTGTTGTTGTCGTCATCAGCCGGAGCCTGGACTGAACCATCGGACGGGGTGAGTCCGAGCTTTGTGACCTTCTCAGCTGACAGCTCGCTGTCAAAGCAGATAACGTCTCCCTCTTTCTTGTGCTCGCCCTTGTGGATGAGTCCTGTCTTCCCTACTGTGTAGCAATACTCCTTTTTCATCACGCCTCCTTTAAAAAAGGGGAGGAGCCAGGAGTCCTCCGGACTCCTCCCCTGCATTTATTATATATCACTTACTCTGTGATATTACCCAGCAGGCCTCCGGCGAGCTGGAATACAAAGGCCTCATCCACATTGTGGCGAGCCCTGGTGACATCACTCCTCTTGTCCTCTTCCCTGTACGTCTCAACAACCATGTTCTGGGGAGAGTCCTCGGTCCACAGGAATGTCCTCCCGATGACAGGTTCCATCAGGTCCATGCTGCCCTGAGGCGCGACCCTGAAGAGTCCGAAGTATTCGTCATCCCATACGTCCGAGAGTGAGAAACTCTGACCCTTCTTCGCGCTGTCATACTGGACCCCGGAAACAAAGATATCATCGAGGCCGAAATATGAGGCCATGGCCTCAATCTGCGCCAATCTCGGTCTGGTCTCTATCATGGAAGTGTTCTTGAAAGCATCACGGACCTCATCCGTTTTAATGAGGTTCTCGAACACCTTCAGAGAACAGGCCCCGACATTCATATTGAGACCACTGGCAGCCCTGATGAGCTGTTTCTTTGCCGTTACATCTGCCAGAGGTGTGGCATTCGTAGCGTCTGACCATTCGTTTGTCACGTTCGTGACAGTAAGGTTCGAGGAATTAAAGAGCATAGAGGCTATCCTCTTCTCCTGAGCCAGCATGATAATGAACATGGCCCGGTTGAGGGATACGACCTCCGCGTCAAACAAGCGAGCGAACTGCCTTTTCTCGCTGTCATCCAGAAGGTCCTCGAACCCGTGGTCCTCACAGGTATATGACCCTGTCTCGAACTCGTAGTCAGAGCGCGAATAACCGCCCCGCGCTGCCCTCTTCGTGTCCAGTGTCTTCAGGAATGACTCAATGATTATCTTTGGATACTGAGCATTCTGGAGAGCTGTCATGAATATAGGCAGCAGACGAAGCCCGATGAAGCCCATGAAAGGGGCATTCATTAAGAACTCATAGGCCAGAGCTGCGAGCTCGGGCCTGAGCGTTGTTGATGAAGATGGTCTCGGCATTATTAGTTTGCCTCCTGTTTCTTATTCGTCAGCCCTATGAGCTGAGGAGAGTCTTCGTGTACTCAAGCCACAGAGCTGTTATGAACAGCGCATCCGTGTCGTGCGTCCCCGGAGTCAGCTCTATTGTGACCGTCTGAGCACCAGCGGGGATGTCCGCTGTTGCAATGGTGATGGTGTATTCCGCGTAAGCGGTCCCGGTGATGGCAGCGCTCGCGTCCTCGACCTTGGTGTCACCCTCGTTGAAGTAAGTATCCGAGGCGATAGTCGGAGTGTCATTCGTGTCCTCCATGGCAGCGCGGATATGGAGCACGAGGTCAGCTGTGACATCGAGGTCCGGGGGCAGCGGAACCTGAAGGACGACAGGGTTCACGTCACCGCCGTCAAAGTTCAGCCTGAGAGCGCTGTCAGTGTCCCCGTTCGTATACTCCAGAATGGGAGTGCTGTCCTTCGCCAGGATACCCCCATGAGCTGCGAGCGCCTGGATGTCATTCGATGCAACCTCCCTGAGCTGAGTCAGCGAAATGGGGATGAAGCCCTGGGCTGACAACAGGCTCTGATATATCTCCTGGAGGGCAGCCTCGACAGTCGCAGTAGCTGTGAAACCTCCGGCATCAGCAATGCTGACAGTGCCAGCGGTTGTGGACTTGACACCATGGGGAACCATCTCAATGATGTCCCCGTCCGCTGTTGCTGCTTCCTTGGCCTTTCCGATGGATGAGCCGTTCGATGTATCTGAGACCTTACCGTCAGCAGCTGCGTAGAGGCTCGCGCCGATGGCAAAGGAATCAGCAGCCGTGACCTCCCTCGTCCCTTCAGCGGTATCGAGGACAACAGCCACAAGGCCCCCTGACGTTGCCTGAGCGTAGTCAGTAAAGCCTATGCCCTCCTCTCCGGCATCAGCATAGATGACCTCAGGGGGGTTTGTGGTTGTCCCGGTCTTGATCTTGACCCTTCTCTTTTTGGCAAGGGCCTCTCCCGCTGTATATGTGTCTATGCGAACATGCTTTTCAGACATTTCATACTCCTTGTTGCTCTTTATTTACACGTCCAGTAAAGTGCTGGACTATCCCTGAGCCTGTGAAGCCTCCTGGAACTTCTCATAGACCTCGGGATGTGATTCAATGACAGCGCCCATGGCCTGAGCCTTTGTCACGCCGTCATGGTCAGCCTGGTACTTCTCGACAAGCTCCATGAACTCGCCACCGCCGGGTTTCTTGTCAGGCGCTTTGGTCTCACCGAAACTGATGACAGTTCCAGCACCTGAAAGCATATCCTTGAAGAATTCCCGGGGGCTCACCTTGGGAGCATCAGCACCCTCAGCGAACTTGATGACCGAGTCAGCAGACCCGGGGAGTGTAGCCATGAAACTGACTATCCCCTTTTCCATTGCAGCTGGGGTCAGCTGTCCTGAATTGACCAGGCCCTCACAGAACTGCTCACACTCGGAGCGGGTCCTTTCCTTCTCCTGTTTGGATATTTCCTCAGCATGGCTGCTGTTCTCATCCCTGAGTTTTGCGTTCTCCTCCCTCAGCTTCACGAGTTCGGTTCCCTGCTCCTCGATGGTAGCGCCCTGCCTGTCAACGTCCTTTTTAAGCTGCTCAACTATCTTCTCTGACATCTTCTTTCCTCCGTTTGGTTTTCTCTCTGACACAGCCTCATGAAAGCTGATGCAAAGGATGGAATCATCCTCAGGCTCGCCAAAGGCAACAGCCGGGATGTCTCCGAGTGATTTGATAGCGGGAATGTCCACAAGAGCAACCCGCCTCATAACCTTTCCGGCTATCTTTCCAGCCACCTTTGAAGCTGACTTGAAAAAGTCCGGTTGTGTTTCTTCTCCCGGATAGAACTCCGGGCTGATCTTCGAGGCTGAGGTCCCGATGATTTCAGCAGCTTTCTGAGGCATATCCCTCAGGTCTGCCTTGACTGTGTCACCCTCAACCCTGAAGTTATGAAAATAACCTCCAGTCGGTGAGCCGAATGCCCCAACGGTCACAGCCGTCCCCTGGTCACCCTCTGCATGACTGACAACGAGGGGAGCGTCATGGAACTTGCTCTGAGCCAGGGCGTTACCGTTCCTCGCTATGTCCTCAAGGTCCTGCTCCGAGAAATTGACCTTCTTTCCGTTCATAGTCGTGAAGGTCCCGAGCTTTGCGACCTCAACATCCTGGAGCTCTGCGAATGCCTCGAATGTTATTTTGACCCTCTCAGGTTCTCCGACCTCGACCTCACCGGAGTCAGATATCTTGTATGATGACCTGAAGTGTTCTCCGTTATTGATGAACACGAACGTCTCATCCATGACCTCCTCAACCCATGCGTCATTTTCCTGAGGATATTCGTCACTGACCCAGCCCTGAAGAAGGTCTCTTATCTCTCTGTGTGTAAATTCCGGCATAATTCCCCCTATGCCCCAAAGAATCCAGCAGGAACCTGAATATCAGAATTGCTGGGAACCGGGGTTATTTTATCCCTGTTGAAATCAACCAGGTTGATTGCTATCAGCCATGAGCGACAGCGGTGATGGTTCTGAGGATAGAACGGGAACCAGGCCGGATCAGAGGCCAGGAATGTTGAGCCGTCCAGCTTCCTGCATATATCAGAACGTCTGCTGTCAAATATGGAACTATAGAACGAGCCGGGGAAGGTCCTCAGGAGTTCAGGCTCCCTCCTGAAGTTATCCCGGGCTGAATTGAATGATGTCATCATAGCATTCCTGAAAACAGTCTGAGCCTGTACGTCCAGCAGCTTCTCACTGGTCTCGCCTATGTTCTCAAACTCCGGGGTCACATACTTGGTGAACTGCTGAGTCAACTCGAAAAGGAACTTCTCCTCTGACCATCCGTTATTGATAGCCTGGACTATCAGAGGCTGAACGTCCCTCTCTATTATCTTCTGTTCCAGTCCGGCGACATAGAAGGCCTCTGAGTTCTTGAGCTCAACCAGTTTCTTGAACTGGGTTTTTGTCATTGGAATCCTGCCTGAGAAAAGCTCAGTGACCTGGCTCACGTCAAGGGGTTCATTGATGCTCCCTATCTCAAAGCGAATCTCCTGCATTTTAATTATGTTGCGGTCAATGCCCTCATCCCTGAACCTCTGGACCTTCCCAAAGTCCTGGCCCTGGTTCTGCATCTCAATGATCTGGTCAGCTCTGCCCATCATGTCAGTTGTCAGTGTGGAATCAGCTATGATGTTCTTGAGCGGACCTACATTAACAGGTACTCCGGCTGCCAGTCTGATTGCAGCGCTCCTGTTATCCATCTTCAATATCCCTTTTCTGATAACGTATCCGGCTATTGATCTCCGTATCTCTTCATAAGCAGGACGAGAGGCGCGGATAGCAGCATCCTCGATCCTCCTGAGGTTGTCATCAACCCTCGGAGCTTCAGCGAACATCTCAAGCTCGTTCAGGGGTCTCCAGAACCTTCCGGGCTCGACCTCTGTCTTGTCAGGTAACTGAGGAGCTCCAGGTTCTCCCGGCTCCTGCAGCTTAATGATATCCCCCAGCTGTTCAGAGAAACGGGAAACCAGATAATCATTCATGACCTTGAGCTCTGTCAGTTTTGTGATTGCAGCCCTGACCGTGAGCTCAGGGAAGACGGCCTCAGCGAAAGAGTCAGGGGTCTGGGGGACCTTCTCAAGTGGCTCATCTCCCCCGGTCCTCGGTTTGTAACCAAGGAGCTCCCGGACCTCATTCGGAGTGATAATCCCGTTCTCGATGTGATACTGGAATATTGTCGGAGTGCTCTTCTCCTCCTGCTCCTCGACAGCCGGGATTTTAAACTGTTTCCTGATCCAGTCCTCAGGAATCTTGATCCCTGCCTGTTTGAGAATCTGAATATCCTGACTGGATACCCCGTCACGGCTATCGAATACGAAACGGGGATAGGTTACTATATCAGCGAAATTGAACTGGACGAGAGGCCGGACTATCTGCCTGTTGATCTCTGAGCTGAGCTGTATGTCCATGAAATCAACAAAGAGGTCAGCAACCCTCTCATGGACCTCTCCCATTGCCCTGGCCCCGCTCTTCTCTCCTTCATCAACAGTGAGAGTGACCCCAAGGATTCCAATGAGTATCTCCTTGTTGAGATCATTGATCGACCGCTCGAACTCGCTGACAGAACCAGTGGCGAGCTCGACAGTCTTGATGTCAGTACCCTCCGGTAACGCAATCCCGCTCTCCTGCTGCCAGCTGCTGAATATCTGGAGGAGAGCGTTCTTCATATCAGTGTCTCCGGCTGGATAATGGCCCATCAGGTTGTTGCCTGAGTAGCGTTCCATATATACAGCCCTGAGCTTCCAGGCAGCATCCTTGAGCCAGTATGCGCGATAGACAGCGCGGAGATCACTCCGTCCGTATGGATTCTCGTATCTCTTGTTGAATGGGAAGTGGAAGAACTTCTCAATATCGAGGCTCAGTTCCTTTCCGTCATGGCTCCTCATGAGTAGCGCCGTGATATTATCAAACTCATCGAGCTCGAAATCAAAGAACTCGGGAGGTTTAGCCTTGAACTGCTTATATGCCCATTTACCTTTCCAGGGACCTACCTCGACAACCGTCCAGAGTTTCTCCAGTAGACTGAACCCCGAGTCCAGCGCGTCAAGCATCTCATAGAGGTCATATGAGAATGAGCTCTCAAGGAAGTCCTTGAGGTTCCATGAGACGAACTCAGCCATCATGATATCTCTCGGATTGTTTGACGCTGGTTCTATGGACCAGCCCACACTGAGGAGAGACATCTTTTTCTGGAAGAGGGCAGCCTTGATATAAGGCTCCCGATCGCTCATGAGCTGATAGAGGTTAATTCCTTTTTTCTGAACCAGCGTGTCCGGGTTCCTGAATGGTGTCAGCTTGTACCCCTTAAGAATCGTGTGTCCGGCTGATGCTATCTCATTGCCATTGGGTTTCCTACCGGTCTCCTGGAACTTGACAACATCCGGGTCCCTTGTAAAGCGTCCGGTCTTCCCATCCCGATGGACGACCCTGACCTCCCTCCTGCCCTTTTTATTCATGGAAGACTCCAGCCATATCCCTTGATACCGTCATTAGTTTCACTCCTGATGTCTCAATCCCAGCAATATCAATGGGAGCTTTCGACATACGACCATGAGCAAACTCACCAGCCTGGTCAGCTGCAATGTCATGGTCATTCTTTTCACTGTAAATGAGGTCACCGTCTGATCCCTTCTTTGCTGTGTATGCAGGATACGTCCTCACAAGTTCGGGGTCATGCGGATATTCCATATTCTGGTCATACATCCCCCTGGTGATCATCTTCGTTGCCAGGCTTTTCGCCCGGCGTTCGATTGGTTTATCCTTGAACTTGTCCATCACAGGTCTGCCCTTCGAGTCCAGCTCGGCATGTTTTGAGGCCATGCTGATAGGGTGCATCCTGTTCTTGTACTTCTTGCCCGGGAAGTTCTCCACGTTATACTGATAAAATGCTGTTCCAGCATTCCCGGCATCGAGACCGGAGACAGTCTCGTTTCTCCCGTCATCATAAACGTCATCGAGCGCATCGAATATCCGGCCCTGTTCAGGATATTCCATACTCTCCATATATACCCTGGCTATGAGCCTCCTCTTGTTCCCTATGACTGCCTTGACATAGAACACGGAGGGGTCAGGACTATATCCGAGGTCTGCCCCCATATAGAACAAAGTGAGTCCGGCTGGTACAGTGAAGAATTGACGGATGAAGTCAGGACCGAACTCATCAAAGGGGAGGACGCGGTCAATAATGAAGTTAGCCTCCAGACCGTTTATCGAGTATCCTATAATCGAATATCCCCTCGTTGTCTTTGTTATCTTCAGACATCTGTATTCAGGGATATCCTTGATATTGTTTTTCATAAGAACCCATGGGAAAACAGAGGCCTCAGGATCGCCATCGAGACCCAGCACGTTATGAAGATAATCCGGATGGTTCTCGCCCTGATATTCCCTGATGAGTTTTAATCTCCTCTCGGGGGACCAGTATGGATTCGGCATCAGAGTCTTTGGCCAGTTGAAGAACCTCAGCTCATCATATTTGAATTGCGAGTATGGTTTTGACTTTGAAAGTTCCCTGGCTTCCTGACCGCGTCTCCAGAACTCAAGGAGATTGCCGTCAGGCACACTATACAGTCCAGTTATACAGCCCGGCTCCAGAGCTCTATAGAACTCTGACCAGGTGAGCTGGTTGTGATCTTTGGCAGCTTCGTCTTTGAACGCGAATGTCCTTACATGGATGGAGCGATATGGTCTCCCGTCATGACCTGAATGCCTGAAGTAAAGGACAAAACCATTCTTGAAAAGTATCTCAGTGACCAGGTCTCCGGCCTTCTCTATCTTCTTTACTTCCTCCCCGAGTTCAGGATTCCATTCCAGCTGGTTCTCTATATCCCTGATGATAGGCCTGAGATATTTGGTCTCCGGAGCGCCGATGAGTCCGGAGCCATGAGGATTATTGAAGCAAAAATAAAGTGACTTTGCAACAATCTCCCGGCTCTTGCCGACCTCAGCTCCATCATAGTGGATGAACGAACGCAACCATCTCAGCGAAACAACCTGATAATCCCAGAATGAATACGGTCCCTTTTCTTCCGGAGGTTTGGGGTCAGTGGGCTCCTTGAGGAAGAAAGTACACCAGAGATATGGATCATCAGATATACAGGCAAGCTGGAAGTCCTCAAGGTTGACAAAAGGTTCAGGGACCTCTCCCCTTGCTGCCTGTTGCCAGGTCCAGCCCAATGAATCAATGAAAGCCCTGAACTCAGGCTCAGGAATGATTATCCTCTCATTGAGGTTTATCTCTTCAGCTATTCCGTTCAATCCTCTTTCTCCCTCGGGAAGGACCTCGCAGCCTGGAGCCTGGCAGCTGACTCGGAGGTCCTTGAGGCCAGTGACTTTGCAAGATTCCGGTTAGTCTTCGCGGTATCAAGTGCTCTGGGGGTCACCATGAACTCTGTATAATTGATCCCGATGACCTTCAGGAGTTTGGTGAGCTGGTCAATGCCGGGATGGACATCAAGCCGAAATATAGTCTTGCCGTCCTTCACATCCTTTGACCGGAGCATTATACCCTGATGACCTATATGCTCTATCAATTCATTTATCAGGGTTTGAATCTTCGCGAGTGTCACCCCCGCTATCTCGTTCATGTCATACATGTCCCCGTCCTGGATGGCCTTATGAATAGCGCCAAAGCAGTCAAGGAAATGCTTTCGGTCCATGCACTGGAGACCAGGGGAAGTTGATTCATTGTTCACCAGTTCACATGGATACTGGTGACATGTTGATGTGCATTGCCTGAAAAACGGACTATCAAGAAACGTCTGAGCATAGAGACCATGTTTCCGCGCGTTCTGTGAGCTGTGAGCCTTGCCATCTTCAGTCTTTGGCCCCGTTGCCAGGCCCTCATCTTTAATGGTCTGAGCGTTCTTCCTGCGTTGACTGAGAGCTCTATCAGATAAAGTATATGGGCGTTTGCCTACCTTCTTGACCGGGGAGCCAGTCTCAAGGGGCTCGAAGTTCACACCCTGAATGAAAGAAAGCTCCTCGGAGGAAAGTGTCTCACCCCGCTGAACTTTCTCGGACAGTTCCTTTCTTTTTTCCTCTAACTGTTCAGACGTGAAACCCGTATCTTTCAAGAGCTCCCCTTATGGGTCCATTTTGAATCTCACACTATTATGGAACCATAAAACATGGACACAATTGAGGCAAACTGGTGACCGTGGAGACACATTATCTTGTGGTCTCCGAGGCCTCGCAGACCACAAGATAATGTGATTGAGTTACGGTGAGTTTATGATGGGAGCGTTGACAATGACAGGCAGTGTTGAACCACATTCGATTGAGCTGAAAGGTGATACATTATTGACGCTGTCATATGCTCTCACCTGGTAACAATACTCAGTTGAATTGCTGAGGCCGGAATCAACGAACCCCAGATATGAAGTGAGGATATAAGGCTGACCATTTCTATAGACCTCATATCCGGTAACTCCGACATTGTCAACAGACTGGTCCCATATCACCGAAAGAGAGTCAACCTTCTCATCATAGACCTGAAGGCCCTCAGGAACTGACGGAACCCGGATATCACTCCCGCAACCTGACAGCAGCAGAGCGAGAAGCACAAGCATCAAGATTATCCCAAAGGCCTGAACATACATTTTAGTATCTCGCTTCATTTTATTCCTCCTTTCATGACCTCATCCCAGAACTTCTGGGCTGGTTTGGATTTGTGGGGATGAGCAACACTGGGATGAGGCCAGAACTCAGCCTCCAGACCACAGGCGAGTATCCTGAAGTCATTAGCGAATATCTCACCGGGAGATGAGGCCCATGAGGTTGCAGTATAGTCACCAGGGATGGACTTGAGCCCCCTTACCTTTGAATACATATCCCTGAACTCACCTATCTTGTCAGCATCCCCTAACATTACCTCTCTGAGATAACTCTCGACAGCGTGACCATATTCATGTGATATGAGATAACGCGTCATTGCGGGATGGATGGGGATTCTCTTTCCGGAGAGTATTATCTGAGGTTCATATATCTTCTCATCCTTTGCGTTGTAGCCAAAGTCTGAAGCACACCAGCCATTGACGCGGTCAGCAACCTCGACCTCAAGGATATGCCATATGACCTTGATCTTGAGTTTGAAGGTCCTCTCAACCAGCCGGATTATCTTCCTGCAAAGCGTCACA